TGCAAGGCCGGTCGTTGATGCTGGTCGCTCGTTGGCTAGGAGTCGATCAGCCACTGGACGTCAGACCGCCCTATCCGGTCGAGTTCGACCAGGTCGACGGGTTGCAGGGGGAGACACGCGAGTTCGAGGTTCTGTCCGGATCACCGGCAGATGGCAAGCGGATCATGGATCTCGGCCTTCCACCCAGTGTCTTCGTGGTGCTGATCCGGCGCGGGCGCGAATTTCTTGTCCCTAAGGGGCAGACCGAACTCATGCGTGGAGATACGCTTCTGGTCTTGGCTGATCGTGAAGGAATCGCCGATGCGGCGCCCGTGTTCGCTGCAGGCCATGCGCCTCCGGCAAGTCACGGCGACGACTCGAAGCTCTAGCAACAGTCAGTCCGATGGCTTGCGCCCGTCGTACTTCCCGTCGTCCCGCGCAAACACAGAATGGCAGTACTTGCAGGAATACTTCTCATGCACCGGTTTGCGGGCGCGGAGTTGTTTCCTGCCGCAGTGCGGACACCGAAGCGCGATCAGGGCGCCCTGCAGAATTGATTGAATGAACCAGACCATGCGGTGAGTCTACGGCCCAGGCATCGCGACGGCAATCACGGTTCGGCGGTTCTGCGGTTTGAAAGACAGTCGACGCTTCGAACCATTCCCGTGGAAAGGCAGACCAGAGCTGCAACCGTTCCTCGGATGCGACCCATGCCGAACTAGATTGCCGAGGACCTGGCCTCGACACCGCGCGCGAAGAGATCTCCACCGTCCTCGGCAATGGCCTGCTGCACCTCCGCGCCGCATCTAGAAACGCAGAATTGGCTATCGATTCAGCGCCGGGACCCCCGACCAGTTCGCCCTTGAAGTATCCGCTCCCGACGCGCGGCATGTCCCCACTTCAGCGCTTCAACCCCCCTTTGTCCTTTGGAGGCGATGCGTCTGGCCCTGACCCGGTACAGGCGCTTCCGCGCGAACCAAAGGGAAGTCGATGTTCCGACACGACGCGCTGGCCAAGGGGCGCTATCCGAGGGTGCCCTCGCGGTGGGATACCGAGTTCGGCCGCTGGGTGGCCGATATTGGCGTGCCCCGCATCGTCGCCGGCCTGGCCCACGATCCCGACCTCCGCGTCACCAATCAGGCCGTCTACGAGTGGCTCCAGGGCCACGCCCCTCACCCTGCCCGCGCCATGGCGCTCGTCGAGATGTCCCGGGGCCGACTCACCCTCGAGGCCATCTACGACCACAGCCGGCAGGTCAAGCTGACCGAAGGCGACACCGGAGGACCGCGATGAGGATCGACCTGCAGATCGACTCCGCCCCGCTGGTCCTGCGCCTGCAGAACGGTCAGCGTCGGCTGGCCTATGCCGTCGTCAACGCCATCAACAACACGGCGAAGCGCATCCAGGCCGTCGAACGCCGGCGCGTCGAAGAAGAGTTCACGATCCGCAAGAAGGAGTTCATCCGGCGCCAGGCCGCGGTCATCAAGCCGTTTGCCAACGTGAAGCAGGGCAGGCCATACGCCGAGATCGGAGTCGGCCAGAAGCCGCGCCTGCTGCTCTCCGCCTTCGAGCGCGGAGCCGAACGCAAGCCGTTCACCCAGGGTGCTCGGCGCGTGGCCGAGCCCGTGGTCGGCGGACCCGCACGTCCCCAGTTCGCAGCGCAGGTCACGCCCGAACTGCGCGTCGGCCGGCTCCGCTTCGACCGCACCAAGACGGGCCGTCGCCGCGCCGGCGTCACGCGCACCAAGACCTACCTCGTCCCCGAGGTCGGGATCTTCCAGCGTGCTGGTCCCGCGGCCACGCGCCTGGTCTACGCCTTCACGCGCGGCAAGAAGCTCGAGCCCCGTCTGCGGTTCGTGGCCACGGCCAAGAAGGAGTCCGACCACTGGTTCCGCGAGGAGATGGAGAAGGAAGTCCTCAACGCCATCGCCCGGGCGAAGGGAAGGGGCCTTTGAACCCGAGCAGCCTGCGCGCTCTGCTACGTCGGCGGAGCGCCACAACCATAACTGACGATGCCATAGGTACTTCCGGCGCTATCCACCGCGGGTGCCGGCGACCTCGGCCCTCGTAGCGTGGGAGAGTCATGAAACAAGTTTCCACCGACACCAATTGTTCCAGTTCCGAGAAGTCCGAAAAGTCTTCAAACGCGCTCGAAACGGCTCCTAGGGGCGATTCCGCGCGATCCGAGTCTCCCGTGATTCTGCCCGGGAAACTGGAACACTGGAACATCGACCGGCTCCGCCCCTATGAGCGGAACCCGCGCACGCATAGCCCCGAGCAGATCACCAAGATCGCCGCCAGCCTGCTCGAGTTCGGCTGGACCAACCCGATCCTGGTCGACGGCGAGGCCGGCATCATCGCGGGCCATGGCCGGCTCCTGGCCGCCCGCGAGCTGGGCATGACCACGGTCCCGGTGATCGAGCTCACCCACCTGACCGAGGCCCAGAAGCGGGCCTACGTCATCGCCGACAACCGGCTCGCGCTGGACGCCGGCTGGGATGAGGACCTGCTGGCCGAGGAACTGAAGGCCCTCGAGGACCTCGATTTCAACCTCGAGCTGACCGGCTTCGATCTAGACGAGCTGCACGACCTGCTCGACGACGAGACCGCCGAGGATGCCCCCGCCCCGGAGCCTCCCGAGGAACCCACCAGCCGGCAGGGCGACCTGTGGGTCCTGGGTAACCACCGTCTGCTGTGCGGAGACAGCTGCGATCCCGCGTCGGTCGATCGTCTGCTCGGCGGCCAGAAGGTCCACCTCGTGAACACCGACCCGCCCTACAACGTGAAGGTCGAGCCGCGGTCCAACAACGCCATCGCCGCCGGCCTGTCCAGCTTCCCGCCGTCCACCAAGAGCGCAGTCGAGGCCTCCGACGCCAAGGGGATGCACCACCAGGGATTCGACCTCGCGCGGCACAAGACCAAGTCGAAGCCCACCGGGAAGATGCGCCCCAAGGACCGCCCCCTGGCCAACGACTTTGTCTCGGACGAGGCCTTCGACGAGATGCTTTTCGCCTGGTTTGGGAACATCGCCCGCGTGCTGCAGCCCGGGCACTCGTTCTACATCTGGGGCGGCTACGCCAACTGCGCCAACTACCCTCCGGTGCTGAAGGCCTGCGGCCTGTACTTCAGCCAGGCGGTCATCTGGGTGAAGGAGCACCCCGTGCTCACCCGCAAGGACTTCATGGGCAACCACGAGTGGGCGTTCTACGGCTGGCGCGAAGGGGCCGGCCACAACTTCTACGGTCCGACCAACGCCGTCGACGTCTGGGCGGTCAAGAAGGTCAACCCGCAGAGCATGGTCCATCTGACCGAGAAGCCGGTCGAACTGGCCGTGCGAGCCATTCAGTACTCGTCGAAGCCCGGCCAGAACGTGCTCGACCTGTTCGGCGGCAGCGGCTCGACCCTGATGGGCGCCGAGCAGACCGGAAGGCATGCCTTCCTCATGGAACTCGACCCCGCTTACACCGACGTGATTGTGATGCGCTGGGAGGAAGCGACCGGCCAGAAGGCCACGCTCGACGGCGACGGCCGGTCCTTCGACGAGATCGCCGCCGACCGCAGGGCCGACCGGGATGAGTAGGCGGTGGCCAGCGGAGCGAAGAAGGAGCTGATCTCGCAGCGCGAGTACGCCCGCAGGCGCGGCGTGACCCACGTCGCGGTTCAGCGTGCCGTGAAGGCGGGCCGGATCTCGACCGTAAACGGGAAGATCGATCCTGCTCTCGCCGACCAGCAGTGGCAGGAGAACACCGACCAGAGCAAGCCGCGCAATCGGATCACGGGCGACCCCAAGCAGACCAGGACACCAGGGGAGCCGTCCGAACCCATGGACATGGGCGGAGCCGATGAGATCGTCGGCGGCCCATCGACGGCCACTGGCTATGCCAAGGCCCGCGCCGCACGCGAGTTGTACCAGGCGCAGCTGGCGAAGCTCGAACTGGACCGCAAGCGCGGCACCCTCGTGCGCGCCGACGAGGTGCGTCTCGGCGCTTTCAACATGGCCCGCAAGGCCCGCGATCAGTTGATCGCGCTGCCCGAGCGTCTGGCCTCCGTCCTGGCCGCGGTCGACGACCCTGCCGAAGTCCAGCGCATCCTCGAGGAAGAGATCGAGCGGATCTGCCAGGAGATCGCGGATGCAGAACGGCCGTGACGCATACGAGACCGCCTACCGGGCGGGCTGGCGGCCGGAGCCGCGGCTGACGGTCAGCGAGTGGGCCGACGAGCACCGCGTGCTGGGTAACCGCTCTGGCCATGCGGCGGTGCACTGGCACACCGACACGACGCCCTACCTGCGCGAGATCATGGACGCCCTGGGTCCGCGGTCACCGGCCCGCCGGGTCGTGTTCATGAAGGGCTCGCAGCTCGGCGGCACCGAGGCCGGCAACAACTGGCTCGGCTACGTGATGCACCACGCGCCCGGGCCGATCCTCGTTTTGCGCCCAACCGTGGACGAGGCCCGGCGGTTCAGTCGGCAGCGCCTCGATCCCATGATCGCCACCACGCCGGTGCTGCACGAGCTGGTCCGCGAGGCCCGGTCCCGCGACGGAGGCAACAGCCTCCTGATCAAGGAATTCCCCGGCGGGGTCCTATTCCTGACCGGCTCGAACTCCGCGACTGGCGTCAAGTCGATGCCGATCCGCTGGCTCTTCTGCGACGAGATCGACGAGTACCCCGGCGACGTTGATGGGCAGGGCGATCCGATCGCGCTCGCGGAGAAACGCACCACCGGCCCTCTCTACTCCCGCCGAAAGATCTTCCTGGTGTCGACGCCCACGATCAAGGGCATCTCCCGGATCGAGCGAGAATTCCTGGCCTCGGACCAGCGGCGGTACTTCATCCCCTGCCCCGAGTGCGGCCACTTCGACTGGATGCGATGGGAGAACATCCGCTGGCGCGACGACGACCCCAAGACCGCAGCCCTGGCCTGCGTCCACTGCGGCGTCCTGATCGAGGAGCGCTTCAAGCCACAGATGCTCAACCATGGGCAATGGCGCCCCACCGCGAAGGGCAACGGCGAGACGATTGGGTTCCATCTGTCCAGCCTCTACTCGCCGCTGGGCTGGCTGCCGTGGTCGGCCACCGTCGCTGAATTCGTGGAGTCCAAGGAGAACCCGCTCCGGCTGAAGAACTGGGTCAACAGCGTGTTGGGTGAGACCTGGGAAGAGCGCGGGGAGACCGTCGACCCCGATAGCCTGCTGGCCCGGGCTGAGCGATACGAAGCCGAGGTGCCCACTGGCGTGGGTGTGCTCGTGGCCGCGGTCGATGTGCAGGGCGACCGCCTCGAGTGCGCGGTGAAGGGATACGGCGCGGCAGAGGAGTCGTGGCTCGTCGCCTTCTCCCAGTTCCACGGCGATCCGGGGCGCGACCAGGTCTGGCTCGACCTCGACCGCTTCCTGCGAACCGAGTTCACCCACGAGAGCGGCCAGAAGGTCCCGATCTCCTGCGTCGCCGTCGACAGCGGCGGTCACCACTCCGAACAGGTCTACCGGTTCTGCCGGGCCCGGATCGACCGGCGCGTGTTCGCCGTCCGTGGTGGGTCCGAACGGGGCAAGCCGCTCGTGGGACGCCCATCCGATCACAACCGCTACCGGGCGAAGCTGTTCACCCTCTGCGTCGACACCGGCAAGGAGATCGTCTACTCGCGCCTGCGGATCGGGTCGCCGGGGCCCGGCTACTGCCATCTGCCCGAGTGGATCGACGAGGAGTACATCGCCCAGCTGACCGCCGAGAAGGCCATCCGCAAGTGGATCAAGAACCGCGGCACGGTCCGCGAGTGGGTCAAGACCCGCGATCGCAACGAGGCCCTCGACCTCGAGGTCTACTGCCTGGCCGCCCTCCACATCCTGGGGCCCGCGTTCGTCAAGTCGCTGCCCGAACGCGCGGCGGCCCTAGCCAACCTGCGCGAGGTGCCTGTCGCGGCCGAGCCGGAGCCTAGCATGCCTTTGCGGCGCCCCCGGGGGTGGATCGATGGCTGGCGAGGGTAGCCGGGGCCGATCCCGGGCGCTGGGAGGCCTCCAGGAACGCCGGATTGTGGCCCCAATCCGCCGACCCGATGGCGATCCTAATGAACTGGAAATAATGCACTTACTGGTCGTTTCGCCTTCCCATTCGGCCGCGAAAGCTCGTCACTGTCAGTGCGGCGGGCACGGGGCCCGACGCCCCGAAAGGAGAACCCCATGACGGTCAACGAGATGATCGAACGCCTGCAGGAGGCCGCCGACGACGGGTTCGGCGAGTGCGAGGTGCGCCTCGCCTTCCAGCCCAGCTGGCCGCTGCAATTCACCGTCGCCGGGATCGCCACGCCGGACGACGAGTCCCGCGCCCAGGGCGAACCCGACGAAGAACCCGATGACGCCGCCTCGGTGGTCTACCTCGTCGAAGGCGGACACCCCGATGACGACTCCCCCTACGCCCCCGCCTGGGCCTTCGCCGCGGCGCAGTGAGGAGGTCGGTCCCATGTCGAGGAACTATGACCACCCCGCCCGGCTCCGCTTCAGCGACGGGATGGAGTTCGACCTCAGCGGCGGCCTGCGAGTCATCCACCGGCGCGACGGCTGGTACGTCGTCGGCCGGGGGATGCTCATCCCCGTCGCCGATCGCGAAGACGGCGACCGCACGGTCGCGCAGATGACGAACGAAGGAGGCAGCGACGATGCGCTACGGACCTGATGACAAGTTCTGGGTCGTGGTCGACCCGAAGCCCCACAGCACGCTCGAGGACCTCGTGTTCGAGGCCTCGTTGCGCGACCTCGAGTTGCAGTTCAAAGGCGGACTGCAGATCGACGAGAACCCGACCCTGTTCACCGACCGGCAGGAGGCGCGCCTCGAAGCCTACGGACGGCTGACCGCCATGCGGGCCAGCCAGGCCATCCTGCGCGCCGGCCGCGAGAACCCCGACACCCGGATCGACCGCGTCGAAGTCTACGGCGCGGACGGGACGCTGGTGTTCGCGGCGGACATCCCGCAGGAGGTCGACTGACATGGCGACGAACTCGACGCCTCGATTCGGCCTGAAGGCCCATCAGGTGTTCTGGAACGAGCGGGGCAGCATCGTCTGCGCCTGCTGCCACATCCCGTACCCCGGGTCCGACACCTGGATCTGGGAACGATGGGAGGAGATCACGCCCGCTGACATGGCGGAGATCGACCGCCAGGGCGGGCGCGTGGCGTGCGAAGGTTGCGGCAAGGAGCCCAGCCGGATCGTGCGTCTGGACCCGAGCGAGAGGAACTGAACCATGGCCAAGACCACCAAGAAGACCGCGCGGGCCCGCAAGCCTGCCGCCGAGAAGCCCGTCGCCGAAGCCAAGACCAAGGCCCCGCGCGAAGAGCTCTGCGTGTTCGCGTTCCGGCTGACCGAGGCCGAGCGCGACGCCATCCACAAGGCCGCCGGGCCGGCGAAGGCGTCGAAGTTTGCGCGCAGCCTGCTGGTGGCCGCCGCGACGAAGGACGAGGCGGCCGTTCGGGCGATCATGAAGGAGGTCGTATCCGAAGCCTAGCTCGCTGGATCCCGTTCTGAACCGACGACCTCTCGGCGAGCCGAGGGGTCTTCGGCATTCATGTCGACTCCTCCGCCGACTTGCCCCCACTTACATGATCCCCGTTCACGAGCGCACGGATCTGCCCGAGGATCGCTACCTCAAACTGCCCGGCAGTCTCACGATCGATCGGGTGATGCAGCGGGTGAGGTCGGCCATTGGTCGCGAGCTTTCGCGGGTAGGTCAGGAACAGGTGGCCGGTCGGGTCGCGGCGGATGGCGATGTCATTGAGCAGGACGCCGCCGTAGCGGCAGGAGGCGAAGGCGACCAGGCCGTTGGTGGCGTCGGGGGCCAGGCGGATCCGGACTTCGGCGATCAAGTTCTCGGCGCTCTTCATGACGTGACGACCTCCGGGTCAGTGACCTGAATGAGCGGATCCTCGGATTGGCTGCGTCGGTCCCGCCAGGCTCGGGCCCGGCATGCGTCCGAACAGAACCTCTTCGGTTGTCCGCGTCGCGTGTTCTGGGGTTCGAACTCCCGCCCGCACAGGGCGCAGAACGAAATCAGAGGCCCCTGCATTCCGTTCGTTTCGGTTCCAGGTGCCTGGATACCTCCGGGCCTCTCCGCGACGCTCACAGCGCCTCCTGGAACGCTGACCTCTTGCGGCGACTGGGGTGCCAAAGAATCGCCGCCGGCGCGGCCGGAACTACCTTCACCCCGCCTATACGCGCGCACGCCGAAAACGGGGGGTATTTCCATGAGGGGGGAAGAAGGGGAAGGAAGGGAAGGAAGTAGAAGAGAGTGTGTCTTATAACGAGTTACGGTCCGAGCTTTCTTCACCTTCGTTCACCTTCCTTCACCCCGAATTCGACCTTCGAAGAGGCTTCCTTCACCTTCGTTCACCTTTCTTCACTGCTTCCTTCACCCTCCGCCCTTCGTCGCGTCTGACGATGACCCAGCCAGGCGGTAGATCCGACCTGTCCGGCCGGAAGTCGCCTGCACCTGGACGACGATGTCGCCTCGCTGCTCGAGTGTGGTCACCAGACTGGAGAAGCTCTTGGCGTCGGTCTTCATCCGCTTCAGCAGCACGCCATGGGGCAGCGCCCGGTCCGGAGCGGCACGCAGCTTCTGCAGGAAACGCAGGCACTCGGCATGGAACGGATTGTCCGCGACATGGGATTGGGCCATGAACAGCATCCGCTTGGTCTGGTGCAGGATGAGCCGGCTCGCCCAAGACGCGGCCGTCTTGCCGATCTCGGGGCGCTCGTGGTTCTCGCTCACCGCGTAGATCAGCGCGAGCTTGCGGGCGTGCTCGCTGACCCTGCCCCACACGGTCGTCCCCACACTGTCGTCGGCCGCCTCCGCCTTGGCATACTCGGCCTCGGCTTCGAGCCTGGTCTCGACCAGGACGCCCGTCGCCTCGTCGGTGTGCGGGACGACCCGCGGCACGGGATGCCAATTCTCGAGGTTTCCGGTGCCGGCCCTGAAGTCCACCCACCACTGCGCCGTCTCGAGCACGCGCTCCGGCAACGGAAGCAGCCGCGGTTCCCGCCCGGTCGAGCGGCTGCCGCACTCCAGCACGATCATCCGGGCGAAGAACCCGTTGGTCAGCATCCGCTCCGACAGCGCCTCGTAGTAGTGGTTCGGGATTGCCGTCCCGAACACCACCAGGCAGGGCTGGTCGATGGCCCCAGGCGCGTCTCGGCCTGCCTTGCGGCGCATCGGGAAGATCGAGTTGGCCGACGAGTACATGGTCAACAGCGTTTCCATGATGCTCTCATACCGGGCGTCGCGCGCCTTGTTGATCGACTGGAGCATTCCGTCGATCTCGTCGGTCTGGAACAGCATGGCCGGCTCGGTGAAGAGCGCGTCCTGCAGGCCCTCGCCCGAGGCGAACCGCCCGCCGATCTGGCCGGACAGGCCGAGCGTGTGCAGGATCTCGGCATTGATCTTCCGCGGGCGGTCCTTACCCGCAGACGAGTGGGCAAGGCCGAGGATGTAAACGTTGGTCCTGTTGTCGCCGGGGTCGCGCACCTTGCGGCCCGCGAGGGTGGCCAGCAGCGCCAGCGCGCCGGCGAAGGCCATCGAGCTGTTCGGATACGGAGCCGTTTCCAGGCAGTAGTCCATGACCTCGGAGACGAAGCCGGGGATACGGAGGAGCTCGACCGGCAGCGGGCCGGGATCTGGCATCTCGGGCACGCTATCCTCGGGCTCGGTCGCCCCGGGATTGTCCTGCCGCCAGTGGTCCTCCACCACGGCAACGGCGACCTGGTCGGGCTCGTACCGGGCGATGCTGGTCGCGATCCGCTGGACCTCCCGGTCCTTCAGCGGCGGGCTGCAGCGGTCGAGATTGGCCCGGACCAGGGCGGCCAGGATCTCCTCCTGGCTCATCCCCACCCGGCGCATGGCCCCGCCCAGTCGCGCCAGCGTGGCGTTCCGGTGCCCGGCTGGTATAACGTTGCTACCGGCGGCCGCCGGCGCGCACGGGGGCGCCACGGGCGCGCCCTGGGGCGCAATCGGCCGATCTTCCGCGGGCCCGCCTGGCCCCTGGGCAAAGAGGTCCGCCCCGCCTTCGACCCAGGCTCCGAGCCACGCGGGGGCTTCGGGCTGATCGGCCAGTCCTGCCTCGAGGGCCCGGACCCACTGGTACGGCTTGCCGCCCACGACCGAGGGCGGAAGGACGATGTACCCTCCGTTGGCCCTGGTGTCGACCTTCGGGGCGAGCCGGCCCGCGGTACTGCTCCAACTCTTGCCCGCCGGCTGGCGGAAGATGTAGTGCCGGCCGCCGCGAGGCGTCATGGAAAGCGGGCAGTCCCCGAGGCCTTCCAGGTCGTCGCCAGGCCAGGGATTGTCCGCCCCGTCGACGTCCACGACCAAGAGGCCCGCGGTCGGCATGCCGATGTTCGCGTCGGGCCGCGCCGTCCACCAGGCCTCGATCTGGCCGGCGTCCGTGGTGGCGTCCAGGAACCCGTGCGCCGTCGCGGGGGCCTTCCCGCCCGGAAGGCACGGGAAGACTGGGTACCCGAGCTCCGTGTACCTCAACGCTGCCTGCAGCAATGTCGTCCCGGTCTCGGTCATAGACACCCGATCGCGGTCAGAAGGGTAGGTCATCGTCATCGTGCGGGTCGTGCGCCCGCATGCCGCCCCCGGTCATCGCGCCCACCGGCTCGAGGTCATCGTCCGTCCCGGGCTCCCGCCATGGCGGCGGGTCGCCCAGCTCGTAGCCCACGATCTGCGGGAACTGCTCCCCGACCACCGTCCGCACGGTGATGGCGCCGGTCTCGCAGAGGGCTCCGTCCTGGGCCAGGGCCGCGGCCTCGGCCGCCGTCATCGGCACCGGAGCGTTCGACCGCTTCCGCCACCACGACTCGGCCTTGTGGCGAGCCCAGCCGCCGTGCTCGAAGCAGATCCATTCGCTGTAGTACTGGTGGAACCCGACCTCGTACTCGACCCGCAGCGTCTTCGGTGCATCCTCCGGTGCGCCCTTCTTCGTGTGGACGCCGTAGAAGACCTCGCGGACCTCGTGGACCGCCGTCGTGACCTCACCCGACAGGATGCCCTCGGTGGACGCTGTAGCGTCATGCTGTTGCCGCTCCGGCGGGGGGAACTCGTAGCCGCAGTCGGGGCACACGGTATAGCCGGTGGCGATCAGGCTCCTGCACTCGGGGCACTGCTTGGCCGGCGCCTCGCCGCCCACGCGGTGGTGGACCTCCCGGACCCGGATGGCGTCGACCGGCCCGTGCCGCAGCACGTTGCCGCCGAAGTCCAGGACCAGACAGTTCTCCTTCCCCTCGCACAGACGGAAGCCCCGCCCGACCATCTGGTAGTAGAGGCCTGGGGACAGCGTCGGCCGCATCATGGCCACGCAGTCGATGTTCGGGGCGTCGAACCCCGTGGTGAGCACGTTGACGTTGACCAAGTACTTGATCCGACCCTCTTTGAACTGAGCTAGGACCCGGTCGCGCTCCTCGCTCGCCGTCTCGCCAAACACCGTGGCCACGGGCTCGCTCGCCATCCGGCCCAGCACCGCGGCGACGTGCTCCGCGTGCTTGACGCCGGTGGTGAACACGAGCACCGACCGGCGCGCCTGCGCCTGCTCGACGATCTCCCGACAGGCCGACTCCACGAGTTCGTCGGTGTCCATCAACTCCTCGGCCTCACTGGCGATGAACTCGCCCGCGCGCACATGCAGACCCGACGTGTCCAGCGGCTGGGCCGCGCCCTTGGTCACCAGTGGGCAGAGGTATCCCTGGACGATCAGCTCCTTCACGCCGATCTCGTAGCAGACCTCGTTCAGGTTGTTGCCGGGCTCGCAGATCATCCCGCTCTTCATCCGGAACGGCGTCGCGGTCAGGCCGATCACCCGCAGGTGCG